AAAGTAGCGCAAGAACGCCAAAAGGTCATTGAATCTTGGGCTAATAAGGTGCAAAAAGCCAAGGAAGTATTGCCAGACTTTGACGACATAGTAGCGTCTTCAGATGTGGTCGTAAATGACGACATTCGGGATGCGATTCTTGAGAGCGATGTAGGGCCACAAATCCTCTACCATCTGGCTGAGAATGACGATGTTGCCAAACGTATTTCTGGGTTAAGTGCTAAACAAGCGTTAAGAGAGATAGGAAACTAGAGGCAAGGTTTGAGGCTAAGGAAACGAAGCCAGAAGCCCCGATTGTTCGTAGTAAAGCACCAACGCCTATCCAACCAATTAAGGGTTCTAGTAGTGCGGATGTCCCCTTGTCCACCAATGGTGAATGGCATGGAACATTCCAAGCATGGAAAGAAGCCCGAAAAGCGGGGAAGATTCGCTAAACCTAATCTTTTTTTAATAAGGAAATAAAATGGCTAATAATTTATTAACCATCTCCAAGATCACCAACGAAGCGTTGATGGTGCTGGAGAACGAATTGACTTTCACTTCGGAAGTCGATCGCAACTATGATGACCAGTTCGCAGTCGTGGGCGCAAAGATTGGTAACACAGTCAATGTCCGTAGACCAGGCCGTTTCATCGGTACAACAGGCCCTGCGCTGAACGTTGAAGACTTTAACGAGACATCAAGTCCCGTTACTTTGTCTACACAGTTCCACGTAGATACACAGTTCACCACACAAGACTTGGCTCTGAGCCTTGATATGTTCTCGGACAGAGTGCTCAAACCTGCGGTAGCAGCCATAGCAAATAAGATAGATAGAGACGGCCTTGCGATGGCTACCTTGCAGACTGCCAACATCGTTGGTACTGCTGGTACACCACCCACAGGTTTGATTACCTATTTGACCGCTGGCGCGTACCTCGATTCTGAAGGCGCACCTCGTGATGGTCGTCGTTCATGTATCGTTGAACCCTTCACATCTGCAACTATCGTTGACAGTTTGAAAGGTTTGTTCGTACCTCAAGAAGCCATTGGCGAGCAATATCGCAAAGGCTTGATGGGTCGTGACTCTGGCGGTATGAACTGGAAACTTGACCAAAACGTTGTGTCTCAGACCTTTGGTTCTAACTCCACAACTACTGTGACGGCATCTGTCAATACGACTACTGCTTCTGGGTTCTTGACCTCTGGTTGGGCATCCTCAAGCACTATCACATTGACGGCAGCAAATACTGGTACTCTGAACCTCAACGCAGGTGACGTTATCACTATCGCTGGCGTCTATGCCGTCAACCCACAGAATCGTCAAGCCTATGGCTCTAACAAGTTGCGTAACTTCGTTGTTAAGCAAACTGTTGCCATTGCTTCTGGTTCTTCTGGTAGCGTGGTGGTCTCCCCTGCCGTTATCACCGCAGGTCAATTCCAAAACGTGAGCATCCCAACTACCTCCTCTAGTGCTGCCGTAGCGCAGTTCAATAGCACGGGTACTGTGTCGCCACAGAACATCATCATGCACCGCAATGCTTTCACTTTGGCTACTGCCGATTTGGAATTGCCAGAGGGCGTTCACTTTGCTGGTCGTGCAAGCGACAAGGAAATTGGCCTTTCTATGCGCGTAGTTCGCCAATACACCATCAACAACGACTCAATCCCAACTCGTTTGGATGTGTTGTACGGATGGGCACCGCTCTATCCAGAACTCGCTTGCCGTGTTGCAGCCTAATCGTTAACTCTTTGAAAGGAAACCAATCATGGCAAATCCAGGACCAGCAAGTACCACCACGATTCACCCACAAGGCGTTCAAAGCAACCAAGCCGTTCGCCTTATCGCAGTCGCTACTGGTGTAAACGTGAACGCAACAGGCGACCAAGCCGTGTTGCCCGTCATCAACACCACTAACTTCTCAATCGCTAACGTGGTCTTTACCAACGCTTCTACGAGCCTTACCGCAGCCTACGCGGGTGTGTTTACCGCACCTAGCGCAGGGGGTACTGCTTTAGTGGCGAACGCAGCCCTCTCGGCCTTGACAGGCTCAACAGTCGTGTCACAACGTACTGTGGCTACTACCGCGACACAATCGGTGCAAAACCTTTATGTGAACGTTGGTACGGCACAAGGGGCGGCCGCAACTGTGGATGTTTACATCTATGGTTACGATTTCAGCACCTACTAATCGCTGAATGAAGTAAGGGGAAGCCACTCCCAAAAGGGGTGGCTTTTCTTGCTTTTAAGATACAATTTCACTCATTCTGTAAAGGAATTCTCATGTCTTCTACTACCCTATCTCGCGGTAATGTATTAGAGCAATTTGTCATTGGCCCAACATTGACGCCTTCCGCTCTTACTACTTCCTCTGTCCAATCTTTGCAAACTTTCTCTGTTGCTGGTCTTAAATCGACCGACATTGTGACTTTGTTGCAATTTAACGGAAATCAAACCTCAAATATTGCCGTAACTAACGCTGATGTGGCTACGGACAACAATTTGACTTTGCAATTCCAAAACGTTTCGGGAGCGGCAACCGCGATCACGCCTGCATCGGGTCAATACTTTGTCAAAGTGCATCGTATTGAAGGCCCAACCCCAGTTAACGCTGCTTAAATCATGGCTGGAACCTCTGTTATACGCAACGCTGGCCCAACAGTAGCGTTATCGGTCACATCTACGGCACACTCCGCAGTTTTGATTGACGACAACACTAATGACCAGATCAACTACACATCTTTTCTCAACACGGGTGCATATCCGATTGCGATTAGATGGGGTACGCAAGACCCTGGTGCGCCTACATTCCCTACGGATGGCACAAACGGAGATTTCGTTTTGCCTTCTGGGATGACAAGCGCAATGATTCTTGCAACGCCCACAACACCATACTATTTGACGGCTAAGAGCAATAATGCAACGGCTGGAATTTTGTATGTGACCCCCGCAGCCGATCAATCGTAAAAGGGGCTTTATGGCTAACCCTTCCAATTCTGTTGTACAGAATTTATTACCCGTACAAGCATACTTTACTGTTGACGGGGTATTTCAAACCTTTATTGGACAGGGTCAGCCATTCTATGCAACAGTAAACCCAATTCAATCTGGGTTAACAATTACAAATAGCACGATTGATAGCACGACTATCGGTGCTACATCCCCCTCAACGGGGGTTTTTACCAATATTTTGTCAACAACGGGGCAACTTACCACGACCCCATCTGGCAATACAGATATAGCCAATAAGTTTATGTTGACACAGTAGCCCAAGGGCTTGGCCCAAAGGCAGCGTGTCAAGTCGCTACGACTGTAAACATCACGTTATCGGGTTTACAGACGATTGACGCATATACGACTCTTTCTGGCGACAGAGTATTGGTAAAAATCAGACAAGTTCCGCACAAAACGGCATTTATGTCGCATCTTCTAGTGCTTGGACACGCTCTGTAGACATGGATGTGTGGTCAGAAGTGCCAGGCGCATACACAGTCATCCTAAATGGCGGTCAATCAAACACGGGATGGGTTTGTACGGCAACCTCCACGGGTACTATTAACGTTACCGCGATGCCTTGGGTGCAATTCTCGGCAGCAAGTACCTATTTTGCAGGCACAGGGTTAACCCTAGCGTCTAATACTTTTTCTATTACCAATACGGGGGTAACGGCAAGTTCGTATGGTTCGGCATCACAGACTTTAACAGCAACAGTTAACGCCCAAGGCCAATTAACCTCTCTAAGTGCGTCAAATATCGCTATTTCAGCCTCTCAAACGACCTCTGGGACATTCTCATCTAGTCTGTTATCTGGTCAGTATACGGGTATAACGGGCGTTGGAACGCTTACGGCAGGCACATGGAACGCAAGCACGATAGGCGTGGCTTATGGGGGCACAGGGGCTACTACTCTTACGGGATATGTGAAGGGAAGTGGCACTAGCGCGTTTACCGCGACTACAACAATCCCAAATACCGACATTACTGGGTTAGGCACTATGTCTACCCAAAACGCTAATTCTGTGGCGATTACGGGTGGTTCTGCGACTCTTGGAACGCTCATTACATCGGGGTTGACGGGTTATCTTTATGGTAATGGTGGTAGTGCGGTAACGGCATCCACGACCATCCCAACATCTGCGCTATCGGGTAACTTTGTAGCCTCGTTCTCGGCAGGCACTACGGGGCTAACCCCAAACACCAACACAACGGGCATAGTGACCCTTGGGGGTACATTAAATGTCGCCAATGGTGGTACGGGGGTTACTTCTTCAAGTGGTGCTAACTCTGTTGTTTTAAGAGACGCTAACGGAAATATCACCACAAATTGTTTATTTGAGGGATTTACTAGCGTAGCAGCGTCTGGCACGACTACTACCCTTGTAGCGTCATCGGTACAGAATTGGGTTGTAACGGGTTCTGGTGGTCAAACATTTAAGTTGCCAGATGCAACAACTCTCCCAAATGGGGCGCAATTTAACTTTAATAACAACCAATCTTCTGGTGCTATTACTGTTGTTAATAACTCTTCCACAACAGTAGCCACAATTCAATCGGGTGGATTTACAACAGTCGTATTGATAAGCAATTCTATTGCGGCAGGCTCTTGGGATAGACACGACCAAGGCCCATCAAATGTGTCTTGGTCAACAAATACGTTTGATTACCCTGGCTCAATCACTAGCGCAACATGGAACGGAAACGTAGTTGCGATAAATAGGGGAGGTACAAATGGAACGGCTACTCCTACTGCTGGTGGGGTTGCCTATGGTAGCGGTACTTCTTACGCATTTACTTCTGTTGGCACAACAGGGCAAGTTCTAACCTCCAACGGGTCGGGAACACCAACTTGGTCAACCCCCGCATCCTCGATCACGCTTTCAGACGATACGACCACCAACGCGACTCGTTATCCTCTTTTTGCTAATGCAACAAGCGGAACAATCAGCACAGAGTACGTATCATCGACTAAGTATCAATTCAACCCTTCTACGGGCGTTTTGACCTCTACATCGTTCTCTGGAGCGGGTACGGGGTTAACGGGTACGGCATCCTCTTTGTCAATCGGTGGCAATGCAGCGACCGCGACAAGTGCAACAACCTCAACCAATCTAGCGGGTGGGGCTAGTGGTTCATTGCCCTACCAATCTGGGTCGGGTGCTACCACCTTCTTGGCTGCGGGTACTAATGGATACATCTTGACATTGGCAAGTGGCGTACCTTCTTGGGCTGCCGCTCCCGTTACAGGCGTAACAATTAGTGATGACACCACAACCAACGCTACCCGTTATCTAACTTTTACAAGTGCAACAACGGGAACGATTACATCTGAAAACGTCAGTTCTACCAAGTTGCAATTTAATCCGTCAACTGGCGCATTTACTGCAACTAGCCTAACACCAACAAATGCGCTTGGCGCAACTTATGGCGGTACTGGTCAAACGAGTTATACAACTGGCGACATAATTTATGCGTCAGGCACAAATACGCTATCTAAACTAGCGGCTGGCACAAACGGCTATGTCTTGACATTAAGCGGAGGCGTTCCAACTTGGGCTGCTTCTGGTGGTGGCGGTTTGGTTAATAGCGTAGTTGGCACATCTCCTATTAATGTTTCAACAGCATTAGGAATTGCTACTGTTAGTTTAAATTCGGCATATGGCGACACTCTAAATCCTTATGGATCTAAAACCGCTAATTACATATTAGCAGCACCGAATGGAAGTGTTGGCACTCCATCCTTTAGGGCAATCGTAGCGGCAGACATTCCCACATTAAACCAAAACACTACGGGAACTGCATCAAACGTAACGGGTACTGTGGCGATTGCTAATGGAGGAACAGGTCAGACCACGGCAAGTGCTGCATTCAATGCTTTATCACCAGTAACGTCTACTGGCGACTTGATTATTGGTAATGGAACGAATAGTTCAACTCGATTGGCTATTGGCACAAATGGTTATGTTTTAACTTCTAATGGAACTACTGCTTCATGGGCTGCGGCAACAGGTGGTGGTGGAGTAACTTGGCAATCCGTACAGACAACAGGATTTACGGCAACGGCAGGAAATGCTTACCCATGTAATACGACATCTGCCGCATTTACAGTTACATTGCCCGCAAGCCCTAGTGCTGGAAACATTATTACTTTGACTGATTATGCTGGTACTTGGGCAACTAATAATTTAACTATTGGCGCAAACGGAAATAAAATAAATGGAATTACCTCTAATGCAGTTTTAGCAACAAATAGAGAATCTGTTTCTTTGGTTTATATTGATGCCACCCAAGGATGGATTGCATATTCTGGATTTTTAGATTCTGCATTACCCCAAACATATTCAATTGATTATCTTGTTGTCGCAGGCGGTGGTGGTGGTGGCGGTATTCAAGTAGGCTCTGGTATTGCTGGAGGAGGAGGTGCAGGTGGATACAGAACTGGCACAGCAACAGTTACGCCTGGAACAGGATATTCTGCGACAGTCGGAGGTGGGGGTGCAGGTGGCGCGGCTACTGGTCAAGTAGGTGCAAGTGGAACTAATACAACCTTTAATTCAACAACATCAACAGGTGGAGGTGGAGGTTCTGCTGGTAGAGATACTAACTTAGGTGGCGTTTCTGGAGGCTCTGGTGGCGGAGGCGGCGGCGGCGGCGGAGGTACTGGTCAAACTGCTGGTTCTGGAACTGCTGGCCAAGGAAACAATGGTGGTGTTGGTTATACAGCCCCTAACTATGGTTCTGGTGGAGGTGGAGGCGCAGGAGCGGCTGGTTCTGCTGGAACTACAACGGGTGGTGGTAATGGTGGTGCTGGCCTTAATTGGCAATCACTTGGCACTTATTACGCTGGTGGTGGCGGTGGTGCAAGTTATTTCGCTGGTGGGACACAAGGTACTGGTGGTGCTGGCGGTGGCGGTAATGGTAGCAATACGGGTGCTGGTGGTGCGGCTTCTGCTAATACTGGCGGTGGCGGTGGCGGTACTGGAAAAGACAATACTGGAGCGGTTGGTGGCAATGGAGGCTCTGGAGTTGTAATTGTTCGTTATTCTGGTTCACAGCGCGGGACAGGCGGAACAGTAACATCTGCAGGTGGTTATACATACCACACATTTACATCTTCTGGAACATTTACCGCATAAAGGATGAAAATGACTCACTTTGCAAAAGTAAATAATGGAATAGTTGAACAAGTCATAGTCGCTGAACCTGAGTTTTTTGAAACATTTGTGGATTCAAGCCCAGGGAAATGGATTCAAACCTCATACAACACTTATGGTGGCGTACATCGTTTGGGTGGAACGCCTTTGCGTAAAAATTACGCTGGTATTGGATATATTTATGACGAAAAAAAGATGCTTTTATTGCGCCAAAACCATTTTCCTCATGGATATTAAACGAAGAAACTTGTTTATGGGAACCTCCAATTCCTAAACCTATTGATGAAAAAAATATAAATGGGATGAACTTACAACATCATGGATTGAAATAACAGAATGATTACAAATACATGGAAAATTCAAGAAATAGACGCTAAAGACGGGCTGATTACAGAGGTCAAATACTATGTAATCGCCACCGAACTAGACACTTCCGTAGAAACCGAGGGCTATTGGCGTTTTGGTGACCCCGTTTTAGAGTGCCTTTTGAGCAAGTCACCGAGGAAATGGTGGTGGAATGGCTTAAAAAGGATGCTATGCAAGAAGGCAAAAATATTATAGAATCACGCCTAGAAGAGCAGGTCATAGCCTTGACTAAGCAAAAGGTTATCCCACCGTGGCTTCCACAAGTTTTCACGCCAAATTTGGGATAAACCATGAAGACCCCCTACGACATTATCAGTAGATCGCTCAAAGACATCGGTGCGTTAGAGGCGGGCGAAACCCCCACATCGGAGGCCACCCAAGACGCTTTCGATATGCTCCAAGACCTCGTTGACCAGTGGTCGAATGAGGACATGATGGTCTTTTATAAGACCGAGATCATCTTTCCTATTACTTCTGGTCAAACCCAATACACGATTGGCCCAACTGGGAATATCAACGCTAGTTTCACGGGGTCTATCTCTGGGACTACCCTCACAGTCACGGGAATTAACTCTGGTGGCATCAATCTAGGGCAATATCTGTCTGGGTCGGGAATCACGGCAGGCACAAAGATCGTTCAGTTCTTGACGGGCGCGGGTAATAACATCAATGAGGCAGGCACTTATCAAGTCAACATTAGCCAAACAGTAGCCTCTACCACGATTACGGGTTACTACGAACGCCCTCTAGCGTTAGATTCAGCGTTTGTACGTATTAACACCTACTCCAATGGTCAACCCATTACAAATGGTGGATTGGACTACCCCGTAGCCGTTTTGAACCTAGAAGACTACGAAATGATTGGTCTGAAGACGCTAAATGGCCCTTGGCCTAAAGCCGTTTACTACCAACCATCCGAGATTTTGGGAAACATTTATGTATGGCCTAACCCTTCTCAGGGTGAAATGCACTTGTTTGCAAATACGCTATTTCAGAGATTTGTTACTCTGTACGACTCATTAGCACTCCCCCAAGGCTATACGATGGCCTTGAGATGGTGTCTTGCCGAGCGTTTAATGCCGATGTACGGAAAAGCCTCGCAAGTGCAGATACAGATGATTAACGCCTACGCTGCCCAAGCAAAAGCGACTGTAAAGCGCACAAACATGAAACCTCCAATGGTGGCGAGATACCCAGATTCTCTCTTGGTAAGTCGCGCAAAAGATGCTGGATGGATTTTATCAGGAGGCTTTTTGCGTTAATTTTAATGTAAACTAGCATCATAATGTATTACATTTACCAACATCGTACCGCAGACACAAATCAAATCTTTTACGTAGGTAAAGGAAAGGATAAGCGTTTTTGTGACAAAAACAAACGCGGTAGATATTGGAAACATTACGTCAATAAGCATGGATTTGTGCCAAAAATTATTCAAGATGGCATGGATGAGGAGTTGGCTTTTTTGGTTGAAATGGAATGTATAGATGTTTATAGAAGACGCAATATTGGCTTAATCAACCTAACCGATGGAGGTGAAGGTTGCTCTGGTTATTCCATGAGCCATTCTGAAGAACAGAAGGCTAAGTGGAGTTTAGATCGTAAAGGTATGCCAAGTCCAAGAAAGGGCGTGAAATTACTTGATTCAACAAAAGAAAAAATCCGTATTGCACGACAAGGTAAACCGCTTACTGATAAGCACAAGGCAAACATCAGCCAAGGTTTAATAGGCAACAGACATACTGCTAAATTAACAGATGACGATGTGCGCTTTGTGAGAGCAAATCAAGGAAAAATGACCCATGTTGAATTAGGCCAAAAATTTGGCGTACACAAAAACACAATACACAAAATTTGGCGCAACGAACGTTATAAAGGTGTAGCGTAATGGATTTCGGTCTGGTAGGCCCATCGTACCCTGCGGCATCCGTTTATCAGGATTCCAACGAGTGCATCAATTTCATCCCCGAAATCGACCCTCTCAAGCAACCAGGCGACCGAGGCGTTGTGGCGTTGTACCCGACCCCTGGCCTCACTATCAAAGCCATTCTTCCTAACCAACAAGAGGTAAGGGGTTTACGTACCCTTTCTGGTGGCACAAAGATGCTTGCCGTTTGTGGGGCGTATGTGTACGTATTTAACAATAATCTAACTCCACAGATGATTGGTCAACTAAATACGACTTCTGGGCGTGTAACCATCTCTGATAACGGAATAAACGCTTATATCGTAGACGGAATCAATAGATATACATGGCGTATTGGAACGCCTACATATACATCTTTTGTTGGCTCTACTTCTGGCACAACATTAACTGTTACCTCGGTTAATCAAGGAACGCTTGCCGTTGGGCAGAACCTATTTGCCGTAGGCGTATCGCAAGAAACAGTTATAACCGCGTTGGGAACGGGTACGGGTGGTATTGGAACGTACACGATTGGTATTTCTCAGACCATTGCGTCTAGCCAAATGTATACATCGGGCGCAGGGGCAATAGTGACGGCATCTATGTCTGGAACGACAATGACTGTTACGGGTGTAACTTCTGGCACTCTGTATGTTGGTCAAACCATCCAAGGGGCGGGCATATCGGCTCAGACGATCATAACGGCACTAGGAACGGGAACTGGGGGTACGGGTACATACACTATCAACAACTCGCAAACTGTGGTTTCCGAAACCATGTACGCCCTAAATTGGACAGTATTGCCAAGCACAGACGGAGCGTTTACGGGAGGGGATACTTGTGACATTGTTGACAACTATTTTGTTTACAACCGACCTTCTTCCCAACAATGGGGTGCTTCTGGGGTTTTGTCTCCCTTATCTGGTAACTTGTCTTATTCTTCTAAAGATGGCGCACCAGATAACCTTGTGGCCTTAATTGTTGACCACAGAGAAGTCTATTTAATGGGTGAGGCATCCTCTGAGGTGTGGGTGGATGTGGGGGCGACTCCTTTCCCATTCCAAAGAATTCCAGGCACTTCAACCCAACATGGCATCGCTGCCAAGTTCTCCGTTGCTCGATTTGGTGACTCGTTCTGTTATGTTTCTCGGAATAACCGAGGCCAAGCCCAAATTATGCAAATGAAGGGCTATGTCCCTACGAGGATAAGCAACCATGCCGTAGAGAACTCTTTGGCTAATCAGTATGTAGACGATGCTATTGCGTGGACATATCAGTTAGAAGGACACGAATGTTATGTGGTGTCGTTTCCCACGTTAGATTTGACTTGGGCTTATGACCTTGCCTCTGGGATGTGGCACAAATGGTTATATACGAATAATCTAGGGAATTACTCACGCCATCGGGGTAATTGTTGTGCGCTATTCCAAGGAATGGTTTTGGTCGGAGACTACTCCAATGGGTCTATTTACGCTTTGGATAAGACCAATTACACGGATAACGGACAGAATATCCGTAGATTGAGACGCGCTCCTCATTTGGTTACGGACTTACAAAGACAATACTTTGATGAAATGCAGATTCAGTTTCAGCCAGGTGTCGGTCTTACGGGGATTACCACTCCCTTAAATAACGAGGTGGTGGGGGCAGACCCTCAAGCCATGTTGAGATGGTCAAATGACGGAGGCTCTACTTGGTCAAACGAACATTGGACTTCCATCGGTCAAATCGGTAAGTATAAGAATCGTGCCATTTGGAGACGATTGGGCATGGCTAGAGATAGAGTCTTTGAGGTGGTTGTAACCGACCCTATCAATGCGGTAATTATCTCGGCTAACCTTAAAGCGACTGAGGGAGAGAACTAATGGCTACTGGGATTTCCAATACCTCACAGTTAAACCCTTACCCACAGACGGAGTTTCTTGACCCTCAGACCAAGAGACCGACTAGGGCTTGGCAACAGTTCTTCTTGAATTTGCTTAATTTTTCGTCATCAAGTACGGCAACAAGTGGTTCTGGGACTCTTCCGAGTAACCCTGTTGGGTTTATCAACATCACAATAAATGGCGTTCCGTACAAAGTGCCGTATTACAATATTTAAGAGGAAATTACTATGTCTTTTTTTGATCTTGGTGACGTTGCTACGGGTGGCCTAATCAGCGCGGGCGGTAGCATCTTAGGTGGCTTACTTGGCTCACAAGCAGCGCGAACAGGTGCAAGCGAACAAGCGAACGCGTCTCGCTACGCTGCCGACATCAATAAACAGATGTTTGACATCCAAAACCAACAACAAGCACCTTACAGAGAAGCAGGATACACGGCACTTGGAGATATTGCTAATCTAAAAGATTATTTAACTAGCCAATTTACCCCAGAAGCATTTAAAGCGGGCATTGACCCTGGCTATGCGTTTCGTTTAGCACAAGGCACAGAAGCCACAAATCGCATGGCAAATCTTGGTGGTGGCATGATTGGTGGAAATGCCATGAGAGGCATAGAAGACTACGCGCAAGGATTAGCAAGCACAGAATTTGGAAACGCTTTTAATCGTAGACAAACAGAACGTAGCAACATCTATAACACCTTGGCATCTATTGCTGGTCTAGGACAAACCTCTCTTGGACAAACAACGGCTGCGGGCACAACGGCTGCGGGCAACATCGGTGCGAACATAGCCAACGCAGGCGCAGCGCAAGCAGGCGGTACTGTTGGAGCGGCTAACGCTTTAACGGGTGGTCTCCAAGGGGCTGCCAACCAATACTATTTATCTCAATTATTAGCACCTAAAACGGCTGGAATTAACTATGGATTAACTACTGGTGGTTCTAGCGGACTTGGTTTGACTTCGCCTTCTTCTGTTATTACATCACCTAATGTTGATATGGGTGGCGCACAAGGCTTACAGTTAAGGACATAACATGGCAGAACCAGTAGCACTAGGAGTTAAACCACCTCAAGTAATGACCCTTGGGGATATGGTCAACATTGCTCGTGGCGCACAAGCCTATCAGCAAGAACAACAAATGAATCCGTTGGCTTTGCAAAAAGCCCAAATGGAAATTCAGCAAGCCCAAAAAATAAACCCTCTTGCCGTTATCAAGGCAACTGAGGAGGCAAAACAACAACAAATTGGCACAACACAAAAACAATTAGAACTAGACACAAGCCACTTTAACCTTGCTGGTAATATCTTGTCTGGTTTAGAAACACGCGCCCAAGCCCTTGCAAAAAAGGGTGATTCTGCTACGGCATTAAAAGAACTCAAGGCTGCTCGTGCATGGATGGATGCTAGTGGTATTCCTTACAAAGCCGATGGCGCAGTAGGTCAAGCCGAAAAGCAATTAGCCAATAAAGACTTCACGGGTTATTTGGCTACGCTAGAAAATATGCGTAATGTGCTTGGTGGTGCTGCTAGTCGCTATCAGGCTAATTTGCCACAAACTGCTACGCTTGCTGGTGCGCCTGCCACATTTACGCCAGCCACAGGGGCAGCGACTCCATTAGAAATTGGTGGACAACAAACCCCACCCCCTGTTGAAACGCCCCCTAAAGTTGGTGCAACAAACGCTCCACAAGGAGTTACATCAACACAGATGCAGTTAAAGTTTCCAGTTCGTAAGGCTGGAGATATTAGACCACTAGCACCTAATGAGGCTAAAGAAACAGAATTAGGGTCTGCTTATCTAAATGGCTTAACAAGTCGTCAAACAGATTTATCTAAATCTAGAAGAAATTTAGATGAAGTTATAGCGCAATCAGAAAAAATTGCTCAAGAATCTAAGAAGTTTTTGGGGCTTGATACGGCAACTGGAACGCTTGGTGCGCTTTCTAGAGGCTATGCCAATATCATTGGCGACCCTAAATATAAACAGTTAAGCAAAGATTTAGCAAACGTACAAATCTCTAATCTACAAGCGATGGGTGGAGACATGGGAACGGATGCTGGTAAACATTTGATAAAAATGGCTAATGGTGACGAGACCTATCCACCAGATGTGCTTATAAACATTGCTAGACGCACTTATGCTGATTTGAATAATTTGGATATGCAAGCCACGGCAGCGTCTAAGTTTGCTCAAAAATATGGTGATAGCAACCTTAACACGTTTAAGCGTATGTGGTCTGATAATGCAGATTCAAAAGTGTTTGAAGCAATGAGCATTTATGAAACTGTAAAAGACCCTAAAAAAGCAAAAGAAGAAATTGATAAATTGTTGGGTTCTAATCCACAACAAAGACAAAACTTTTTCAATAAATACAATAACATTAAGAAATTAACAGCCACAGGGGAACTCTGATGGATGAATTAGGCGCGTTAATCCTTGGCGAACGACCAAAGCAAACTGGGTCTGACATAGTTGCGCCTAAGAAAAGTCCGTTTTCTGGTAGAAACCCTCAGTTACAACCAGAAAGTGAAACGCAAGACGAACTAGGTCAGTTGATACTTGGACAGTCAACACAACAAAAACAACAACCTCAAAAAATTAAACCCTCAGAACAAGAGTCTGGCCTTGTATTAGATACGATTAAGAATCTGTTTGAGGCAAAGAGACAAGCCCCTGCGCTTGTTGCTTCTGGTTTGGATGTGGTTGCTGGATTGCCTTCTATGGTTGCTGGCACAGTCGGTTATGGAGCGGGTCGTCTATTCGGATTAAGCCCAGAAGAGGCTACACGATCATCACAAAAGGTAGCAGGCCAGTTAGCCGAGCCTTTTGGTCGTCTTACGGGACAAGCAGGCACTAAGGAATATCAACAAGCCTTGCCCACACAAATCATGGACTACATTGGTAGAAATATCAATGAGGGTGCTGAGTCTATTGCTAAGAAGTTTGGTGTTCCTGTTGCCGATGTGCAAAACGCCATAAACGCTGTAATGATTGCCACGCCAATGGCTGCCAAGCCTATTGCCCGTGGGTTGGCAGAAGCAAAATCGGCTTTGCCTACTGTTCGCGTTGAGACTGTAAAGCCTTCCATGCAATCTGGTGGTGCAGCCGCCACTACTAATAAAGCCATGTTGGATACGGCTATTGCTGAGATTCAAAACCCAGAATTGAAGGCCCAATTAGCCAAAGAAGACCCTAGAAACATAGACCCTAAAGTATTAGAGCGTTATGTGGATGCTGATAGCGTTGGTGTTCAACTTCTTAAAGGTCAAGCCACACAAGACCCTAATCTGATTTCTTTTGAGCGCAATACAAGAAGCCAAGACCCAAGGTTTGCTGAAGCCTTAAATAGACAAAACACGGCTTTACAAGAAAAACTTACAGAAGTTAAAGAAAAGTCCGCGCCAGATGTATTTTCACCAAACTATGTTGGAAATGCAGAAGGCGCAATGGAGTTTATTGGAAACAAGATTAAGCAAAACGAAAGTGCTACTGCCGAGGCATACAAGGCATTAGACGAGTTTGGTGCTGGCAAGATACAAGTGGATAGCAAAACATTTGGTGAGAACGCATTGAAGGCTTTATCCGAAAAGGAAGACATAGACTTTTTGCCATCTATCATCAAAAATAAGATTGACACTTATGCTGAAGGCAAGCCAATGAACTTTGCCCAGTATGAGAATTTACGCACACAGATTGCCAGAGAAACCCGTAAAGCCCAAAAAGCCGATGATGGCAATGCAGTTCACGCTTTGACCTTGGTGCGTGGGGAACTAGAAAAATTGCCTTTGATTGGCGAGACAGTAGAGGCTAAGGCTTTGGCTGATAAGGCTAGGGCCACTGCTAAGTCTGAGTTTGACTTGCTAAATCGTGACAATCCAGCCTATAACAAGGTATATGCCGATTTAGTAAATGGCAAGATAGACACTAAAGACTTTATCCAAAGTGCCGTTTTGCGCTCTAAAAACAAAGACTTTGCTAAAACGATGGAATTGTTTGATGACCCAACGGCAATCCAAAATTTACGTGCTGGCGCATTAGACATAATAATGCGTGACGCTACGGATGCAAGCGGTAAATTCAAACCTGCTACGTTTGCCAAGGCTATTGAGAATCTTGATGTAAACAAGAAACTTGATGTGTTGTTTGGCGAAGAAGCCAATACATTACGCAAGATTGCTAGAACTGGTCAACTTATAGAGGCTAGACCAGCAGGCGCGTATGTAAACGAATCTAATACTGCGGTTGCTTTAGCGGCTCAATATGGCAAAAAACTAGCCGAGCAAACCCCTATTGTTGGCAGATTTGTTGAACCAGCAAGACAAGTCTTAGCGGAACGCGCTGCCAAGAAGGCGGTAGAAGAATCACTACGACCAGGCTCTGGCGTAAAAATTAAAGACATAGGAAAGTAAAACATGGCAGTCAACCTCTCCCCCATCGGCAACGGATTTCAGTTCTTTTCCTCTATTGGACTACCTTTAGCGGGTGGCAAGATATACACTTACCAAGCGGGTTCGTCTACTCCCTTGGCTACTTATACCGATAACACGGGTAGCGTGGCTAATGCCAATCCTATCGTTTTGGGGGCTGATGGTCGCCCATCTACTGAGATATGGCTAACCTACGGATATAACTACAAGTTTGTTTTAAAAGACGCTAATGACGTAACGATTCAAACTTACGACAACCTCTATGGAATTATTGGGGTCGCTGCCACTTCTGTGAGTGCTTTTACTAGCGGAATGATTATGTTGTGGTCTGGGTCTATTGGCTCAATACCCGTTGGTTGGTATCTTTGTGATGGAACAAACGGAACGCCTAATCTAACCGATAGGTTTATTGTGGGCGCGGGTTCTTCTTACTCTGTGGGTGGTTCTGGTGGTTCTTCTTCTGTAACGTTAACCACTAACAATCTTCCAGCCCACACGCATACGTTGACAGACCCTGGCCACTTCCATGCTCAAGGTGGTACGGCACTAAATATTTCATCAGGCAATTATGCTGCCAATGGTGGTGCTGGTGCAATTCCATATAACACGACAAATACAAGTACCGCAACAACAGGAATAACCATAAGTTCTACTGGCGGTGGCACATCATTCTCTGTTCTTAATCCATACTACGCTTTAGCCTACATTCAGAAAGCCTAAGATGACCACGATAGACGAAACTGAAGCACGTTTAGCAACACACGAAGAAGTGTGTGCTATGCGTTATGAGCAAATAAATGCTCGCTAAAACGCCTAGAAACAATCATTATTAACGCTGCTGGGGTTCTCTTAATGGGCATGGGTGGAATAATCTTTACTTTCATATCGCACAAGTGATGTGGAGCCGATCACGCTCACATTTGCTGCTTGCAAGTTAGCCTATGAGGGTATTAAAACGGCAGTTGACGTCTACAAAGATGTCAAGAAAACTGGCGATGAAGTTGCGGATATTGCGAGCGAAGTCGGTGGGTTACTCTCGAAATTCTTTCATGGTCAAGAGCAAATAGAAGAAGAGCATAAAAAAACGCTGAAGAGGCCAAAGAACTAGCCAAGCAAGGAAAAAAGAACGTAACCCAACAAGCAATAGAAAATGTAATACACGTAAGACAGGTAAGACAGTATTACAAGGATTTAGAACACATGGTTCGCTATGAGTTGGGTATGCCTGACTTGTGGGTAGAGATAAGGGAAGAGCGAGATCGACTCATAAAAGAAGCACAAGAGGTTGATAGGTTACATAAACAAGCCATTGCACAAGCCGAGGCAAAAAACGAGAAAGACTGAGAAGAATAAAACAGAAGATACATATATATGTTGCAATTTGTATAGCGTCTGTGTATATATATGTAACAATTTGGTTTTAGTACTATTGGTTCAATGGGATGAGGAATGGCGATGGGGGTAGTTTTTACGAAATAGCCTTGATTGTTGTTGTCTCAATTCTGATTTTGGTAATAACTGTGGGTGGTGCGTGGTTTGTAAAAGAACACGATAAACGCGCAAGTTATTGGAAACAACAAGCCGAAATATGTTGGAAGGATAAACATGAATGATTGGCTCAAACAAATAGCACCTACGATTGCTACGGCACTTGGTGGCCCATTGGCTGGCCTTGCCGTGGATGCGGTATCTAAGGCCATAGGAATAGACCCTAAAGACGTTACCAACACTATCTCTGAAGGCAAGTTATCCGCAGATCAGATAGCGTCTATCAAACAAGCCGAGATTGCTATGCAAGCCAAAGCACAAGAGTTAGGGCTTGATTTTGAGAAGATTGCCGTAGACGACAGAAAGAGCGCAAGGGATTTACAAGCCAAGACTCAGAGTTGGATTCCAGGCGCACTTGCCATTGTGGTGACTGTTGGATTCTTTGGAATCTTGATCGGCATGATGATGGAGACATTTAAAACCTCTGAGCCACTAATGCTGATGCTTGGGTCTTTGGGAACGGCATGGACAGGGATTGTTGCGTTCTACTTCGGTAGTTCCGCAGGTAGCCAAAAGAAAGACGAACTCTTACATCAGTCAGTACCAAAATGAAACTCACCCCTAACTTTACCCTTGAAGAGATGACTCACACAGACCATCGTGAGTTTGACAATACGCCTAACTCTAACGAGATAAACAACCTAAAAAGAACGGCTGAGTTATTGGAAGAGGTCAAGACTTTGCTAAACGGATTGCCTATTATGGTTAACTCTGCGTTTAGGTGTAAACAAGTAAATGATGCCGTAGGCTCTAAGGATACAAGCCAACATCGTCTTGGGTGCGCTGCCGATATTCGTGTGCCATCGTTGACCCCAGATCAAGTCGTGCAAGCGATTAAGAATTCACCAATACAGTTTGACCAACTGATTAGAGAGTTTGATTCTTGGACTCATATATCTGTGCCAAATAATCCTAGTGGCACACCAAGAAAAGAAGTATTGATTATTGACAAACAAGGAACGCGCTTGTATTCATAAAACTTAAATATAAGTTAAGTTTAATACGCGCTATGCAAATTAAAAGGGTTGATACTCGTCTTGAATCTGTGCGCGAGCGATTAACTACTCTTCACAAGAAATGTTTACCTTATGACCAACTCTACCCGTTTGATAATGGATATTGGTGGATTGCTATTGAGGATGGCATGGATTGTGGTTTCGCAGGTCTTATTCATAGTCCTTGGTGGTCTGATTGCGCTTACCTTATACGTTGTGGCGTTTTGCCTAATTATCGTGGACAAGGATTACAGAAGAAGTTTATTCGCATCAGAATTAGACAAGCAAAAACTCTCAAAATGAACTGGATTGTTACAAGCACATTTGAGAATGTGGAGTCGTCTAATTCCCTCATTTCTTGCGGTTTTAAATTGTTTAATCCTCGCAAACCTTGGATGTGCAACCACACGCTTTATTGGCGATTAAAACTGGAGTAATCATGCCTCAAGTCCCCCATTTGTCGGATGAAGAGTTTTTGGAATTGTGGAAAACAACACAATCACCAACTGCTATACAAAAGATCACAGGGGGCAATATACGCACCATTCAGAGACGTAGAGCCAGATTAGAGGCTAAATATGGTCTACCATTGGAGTCCAAAGAAAGAACTAGGGCAACAGTCCCTGCGTTTGAGCGCAAGCAACTAGGTGTTCTAAATGGGATTGGCATAGTATTCTCAGACGCGCACTTTTGGCCTGGCATACGAACGACCGCGTTTGAAGGTCTTTTATGGGCGATTAAAGAGTTTAAGCTCAATTCGTGGTGTGTAACGGGGATGCTCTTGATGGGGCGACTATATCCAAACATCTGCCTTCTGGCATCGGCCCCAAGGAACCTAGCATTATTGAAGAACTAAAAGCGTGTCAAGAAGCCCTTGGGGAGATCGAGGAAGAGGCTAAGAAGGCTAGACACAACTGTCGTCTATTATATACATGGGGCAACCATGATGCTCGTTTTAACGTACGTTTGGCAGCCAACGCGCCCCAATTTGCGGAAACCTTTGGGTTTAAGTTAGAAGATCATTTTCCAACGTGGGAGTTCTGTATGACTTGTTGGCCCACGCCTGATGTGGTTATTAAACACAGATATAAGGGCGGAATACACGCTACGCATAACAATACTGTTAACGCTGGTAAAACAATAGTTACAGGTCATCTTCATTCTTTAAAAGTAACGCCTTACTCTGACTATTCTGGCAACCGATTTGGGGTGGATACGGGTACACTTGCAGAACCATATGGCCCTCAGTTCTCGTATGGTGAAGATAGCCCTTTGAACCACAGATCGGGTTTCGCAATTCTGTCATTTATAGATGGGAAACTTTTGTGGCCTGAGTTAGTTCACAAGTGGGATGAAGGTCAGGTGGAGTTTCGAGGAAAAATCATCAATGTTTAAAAGGATTTGTATGTATAAGATCACTATCGAATTGGGTTGGGATGAAACAGTCACTATTGAGACTGATGACTTTAACAAAATCGCTCTTATCCAAGAGTTCATTGCCGAGCAAGAAGAAGACGATTGGGGTGTCTACGATGACGACTATGTGTTCGTAGACGAAGATGGCACTACTTGGTACTATGACGAAGAAGACGATGTTTGGTACGAAGCAGCCGAAGACGAAGAAGAAGAGGAAGAAGAGGATTACGAATAAATAAGAGGCATAACCTCTTGAAGGGTCTCTTCAACGCAAGCCAAGGTCTGATCTATTGGCACATCGTGTTTCCTGTGAGACCGCAAATATTCGCTAATTTCACTTAGGCTATCCACGCTTGACTTGCATGGATGGCCCTTTTAGCCTCTTCTAAGTCCTCAAATTCGAGAGTGACTTTCATTTCTGATCCCATAGTTTGACGATTGTAATCAGAGTTCCTACCCCAATTATTGCGCCCAAGAATAGAACTACGATGATGGTTGCTAAATTAGTCATTGACGTTTCCTCCACATAGATTTCCCTTTCGGGACATTTTCTTCACCTACACACGATTTTGATACAGAAATTTCCCGATCAGGCAATGAACAAGTATGAATATCCCAGTCGTCTTGTCCAAGTCTTTTGCCACAACGTGAACAGAAATTACGTTCTTTAAATTTTGTTTCTAGTTCGTGTATGCGTTGATAAAGGCGACTTCTTATGTCTACCTCATCTTCAGTTACCGAGGAATCCTCGGTAGTCATCGAAAGGTTACTGTTTGTGTCACTTTGTGTGGAGTTCATGTGTTTTTCTCCTTAAGTTTGGATTCGATAACACGAACAAAATCTAAAGTGCAGTCTTGCCAACTCAAATCACCAAAAGAGCCACCATCATTTCCTGTGGAGGCTATTTCCCAAACCTCTTCATCCGTTAGACCAACCCATTCTCGCTTCTGATCTTGCGTGGTGACTTGCGTGGTG